CTTCCGTGACAACATCATTTATGTCTGGTATTTTATTATGTTCTGGTTGTACAGGTGTAACATTGTTTGGTTTTCTATCTGCCAATTCAGTACCAGTTGGAATGGTATCAATAGTTTCTGCAGAGTAAGTTGTGTTCTTACCAAACTTTCTTAGAACATAATCTCGGACATCAAAACCAGGTGCTTGAGTTTTACCCACTGGAGGCAAATCTCGCATACCTAATATCTCACCACCAGGAAATACTTTCATAAATGCTTTTATTATTTCATCAAGAGATTCTCTTTGCCTTGTTGAGGTTGTAACATCTGTAGAACAATTCAACATTACTACGATACTTTTCTCAATAATACTTTGTCTCTCTGGAAATCTTAGTGCGGTTGTGCCTTTTGATATGGGCACTACCTTTTTGACCAGTCCACTCTGGTGGAGATATATGTTTGTTTGCAATCCAAATCTAAGAGGACTTGCGTTTACCGTAGCAGGTGTATAATTTTCATTGTGTCTTTTAATTACTAGTTGGTGTATTCTGTCAACGCTATATTGATCATATCCATTTTCCAAACCAGTCCAGTCTATGATAAGACTTGTGATCTCTCTTAGGTTGTTAGCATTTCTAAACTCTGCCTCTATGTGATCGTATGTGGATAATGTTTTGAATTCGTAAGATCCACCTATTGCAGTTCCTATGGTGTTTGCCCCCTGCCATTTAGAATCATTTTGACCCACCCTATAAACATCATATTCTAGATTAGTTTTCCAGTCTGGGTTACCTTGAGTTGACTTTGTAAATATATCTGAAAGATTAGAAGTTCCCCCTGCGTTGATGACAGGTGGTGGTGTCACCTTAACACCTCTTTGATTTACCAACTGCAGACCTTCTTTTACAAAGTTAGTTGCTTTTTCTATTTGTTTTATAGAAGCACTACCAAACGTTTGTGTCAATAGTTGAGGCAAAATATTCCCAACACCAGAGGATATACTTCCAAATAAGTTATTAAATCCAAAACCATTTCCCAACTCCGTACTAATTTTTTTAGATGCGTTCACTGCTTTCTTACCTGCTTCTTCTTCTATACCACCAGTCTGAACTAAAGGTACACTAGTTTTCACTTTGTCTTTTATCGGTGATGCATCAGTTACTATATCGGCAACTGCAGTATTACTCACTCCTGCTTTTTCTCTTAGAGCAACATCCATTCCTTTTACATTTGCTTGAGTCACAACTTCGGTTAGATTAGCACCAGTATTAGTTGTTCCTGTAATAGCAGATAGTTTACTGGCATCAGAAGGTTCCTTCAATAGTCCATCTACAGGTTCGTTCATGATTGCCGCTACTGCGCCATCAAAAACAGGTTTGTTTCCAACACTACCAGTAATAGAAGTAAACCCTGAAGATGTTTGCCCAACCTTAGATATAGTAGATCCCTCTACGGATGCTCGTTGCTGTACAAGTTCTTTTGTCTCTGTAGAGAATTCACTCTCTGCTTGAGATTTTTCTTTTAATTTATTTTTTAGTATTTGTTTTGAAACTGAACTGGTCATGACACGATCTCTTCAAAAATTGTTCTACCCCAGAATATTCTTTCATCAGATGAACCAGGTTGAGGACGTTCATATTTCTTTTCAAATACAACTGCCGCCTCATCAATACTATCTGTTTGTTTGAGTTTAGCAAGACCTAAGTGTGGATATCTGAATAATTCGTAATGAATAAAACGAAGTTGTGCTGTCATTGTTCTATAGTCCAATCCCTGATCGGCAGAGAATGCTTTTAGTTCATTGAGTCTAGAAGGTCCTCCCTTCACATTTGCCGCACGTTTCGCATCATTCCATTGAGCAAGACCAACTGCAGGAGCACCATCTGCTTCTTTTACACCTATTGTAGGATCTAAATCATTGGGACTTCTAAGCATGATACCATTTTCTACCGCAAGATTGCCAAGGATTCCGCAAGTTTGTTCTGGAGTAAACGCACCGCCCTTCGTAGATATAAAAAAGTTAAATGCTTTCTCAACATTAGAGTCACCTTTGAGATTTATCTTATCTGCGTTTGGTGTTGTTTCGGGAAGATCTGGTGTAAGGGAAACATCAGTAGAAGCACTACCTCTTGCTCTTTCGTTTTTCTCTCTAGATGTTCTATGTCTTTTACTGACCAAGTGTTCATTTTTAGGAATAGATCCTAGAACCAAAGGTAACTGAGAATTCTTTCCATCTAAGAATACACCAAAAACTTGTGCTCTTTCTTTTAGTCCAACGTTTGCTCCTATACCCGAACTACCACCTTCGGTTGATGGCAATACAACAGATGCCCAAGGTAGATCGTCTATAGTTGCTTGCACTGGATCATCTGGATGAACACCATAGATTCTAACCTTAACTCTGCCTAACTGAAATGGATCTCCGTGAATCTGAACAACAGTTCCTACAAACCAACGAGTTTCGTCACCATAGTATTCTTTATATGTTGTTGGTATCATCTACCACCTCCAACAGGGACATATCTATCAGTTGTATAGTTAGCAACCTTTGTACATGCTACGTTAGCAGTAATTTTATTTGCTTGATCAATTTTGATTACGTAATTTACTGCAGTTATCAAATAGTCTCCAGAATTTTTTATATCTATTCTAGGTTCTGGATCATCAGTCTTTGCTTTTGTAAGAACTTTTATGTTGTTACCAACTCCAAAATGTTGGTTCCCATGAATAAAATTTACACCATCAACTACCATGGTAAACGGATTTTTATTCAAGAGATGTTTAGACGCAAATGATTTTATTTTATTTCTATTACCACCAACACCATTTGCTTCATCATATGAATTAGTGAAGTTAAAAGCATGTGCACTACTCAAATGTGAATTAGTTTTTGAACTGTAATTAGAAATAGGTTGATCTCCATATCCTAGTTCACCATCTATGGTAGGTCTCTTTTGTCTTTTATTCATCTCTACCAAATCTACTATAAGATCATTGTTTACATTGAACTCTACAACATCGAAGTCTCCCTCGGCAACATCGTAATATTTATTTGTAGATCCAATGACTCCTTCTCTAATCAAAAATTGCAAATCATCTTGAGGTGGTATGGTTCTGGAATATATAACAAACTCTCTCGCATCGCTGTTAGAAGATCCTCCAGATTGATTATCGCTGAATGGATTGTTTTCATTTATAACAGGGGATGATATTAGACTTTCTAAATCTGTAAGGATGTATTCATTAGTCATAGCGGTCTTAAACATAAAGTAAGGAAACCCATTTGGAGTTGTTGACCTTCTAGTGATCCATTGCATAGATTGCAATGGCGTTAGATTAGGAATAATAACTTGCATTGCTGAACTAACATTGTCTAAGGCACTTGTTTGAAGATCAGTCCTATCCAAATATTCTACCATTATTTTATTGATTATCTCATAAGGTTCTCCCCTATAAGAACTATTTACATTACACAAAGAAGATTTAAATGCCTCCTTGTCAATAACTCTGAGTGCAACAACATGAGACATGTCGTTTGTTTTGATTTGTTTATCTACACTTTGAACTATAAAATCGTGACTTATTTGTCTTGCATCTGTTATGTTTGTGTTTCTTACATATCGTAACCTTAAGGTTTCAGCACCTTGTATATCCATTTTTTCTATTAGTCTTTCATTATCAACTACAGTGATATATCCAGTGATAAATGGATTTTCTATATTTTCAAATATAGAGACTTCTACTAAAATAGATGTAATATCTACAGTAAGTTTAGTTCTGGTAGAACCTAAAACTGCAGATAATATCTTAACCTCAGATTTTTCTTCGCTCATGATCTCAATGCTTCTAGGTATGATCCTACTACGTTTTGTACCGCGTCTGGGCGAATTACTTTTATTTGTTTTAATTTATCATTCTGTCTTACGTAATGATCATAGTTAGTTATCTCTGTCAAAAGTGCACCAGGTCCTACTGAAGGATCTATATCCACAAAGTTTCCATCTCCATCTTCGTAATGATGAGGAGCATTATACTCAAACCCTGTGCTGATTGTTGTAACAGTTTTTGTCACACCCTCGTAAGAAGTATTGGTGACGTTTTCTAATTTCTGAAACTGATCTCTGGAATCTACAATCACCAATCCTAAATCTAAATTACGTCTTAGAATTTTGCCACCACCTGAAGACACTGACGCAAAACATCTTTGACCAACTTTCATAACTCCAGTCAAGTCATCAAGTGTGGTAAAGAATTTGTGTGGAAAATCTCTCTTTACTTTCTTATCAAGTTCTGACATCGAAAGAGGCCACCCTTGATTTCTTATGTGATCGTTCATTATAAAAAATGTCCAGTGATAATCAGGAGTACCATAGATTGCTTGAGATACCTGATCTGGTCTGTCATTTTCTAAAACATAATATTCTGAATAGAACGGTGCATTCTCTTTAACTTCGTCAATCAAATCTATGTATGTTGATATATCCTGAAACTTATTCAGAGTTAAGTAAGCACCACCTTTGGTATTGAATTCGTCACCAAAAGCATAATTCACATTAGGAAAGTGTGTAAAAAAATTAGACATTAGTTACCTGCCATGACATCTTGCTTGTTCATTGCTCTGAACTCTTGGAAGTTAAGAGACATTTGAATAGCGTTTGGTTGACCGTCAGCATGGAATGATGCGGAGGTTGGATTATATGTAGTGTTTACACCCCTCAAGTAACAAAGTAAAGGTTGAGGGACAGGGAGATCTTTTTGAGCATGCATAAATTTTATTTCAAATAAATTTGGAAACTCATAACCAAGAGGGACACCTGCTTCAAATGCATCTGCAGGTATTGCTTCAGGGTATAATTCTTTTCTAAATTTTTTAATTATTCTCTGCACAGTCTCTGCCTCTTTCTGTGATGCAGGTATAAACTCATATGTAAAAGAAAAGTTTCTGACACCTACCCCAGTAAAAACAGATCTAGTATTTGGATTTACTTTGACTTGTAGAGCAATGTTTGCTGTATTCCGTACATTAGCAGGTAAAGCGGCGGCGGCACGTGCAGTTGCAACCCTTGCCATTTCTGCAGTTGCCTCTATACCCATTGCTGAACCTAGACCAAACAACTGACCAAAAGATTTTGCTGTCTCTGTCAACATACTACCAACTGCACCTAAAAGTCCTCCACCATCATTCATTGCGGCAAGACCTGCACCACCACCCAAACCAAGATCTACTGCATCATAGTTTACTGTATCTGCTATCTGCAGTGCTTGAGGCATGTATAGTTTTATTGAACCAGTATCCGCATATTTTGTTTTAAAGTTTAGAAGTCCTTGTTGCACATCAACATCGTCTCCTGTGTCTTCGATCTCTGTCGATTTAGGATCATAGACAGTTTGTGGTAATTCGTCATAAGTACCGCCTAAGAATTTATTAACACTCTTCAATGCTTTATCTGCATGTGCCTTAAATGCAGTTATAAGTTGCATCCCTGCAGTTGCTGACGCAGGGACTACCTCTTTAACTCTGTATTGCATATAAACAGTATAGTCTTCTTCTAATGGATATCTTAAACTAATTCCACTTGAGAAGGGTTTTCGCGTTAGACTCTGTGCTGTTCTTGGTTTATTATATCTTTTTTTAGATGTTGCCATACCAACTTCCCTAATAAATAAAAATACTTAATCCTATTTATAACGAAACTATGGCATATTCTGGAAAATACAAAGTAAAGAACCCAAAGAAATACAAAGGCGATTTCACTAAGGTCACTTATAGATCTATGTGGGAGAAGCAATGTTTTCTTTGGTGTGAAAATAATCCTAAAGTAAAGTATTGGTCTTCTGAAGAAGTTGTTGTTCCATACAAGTGGGATGTGGATAAACGTATGCACCGATACTTTGTAGATCTAAAAATTATCTTTGAGGGTGGGAAGACTTTACTTGTTGAGATAAAACCAGAGAAGGAAACAGAACTCCCCAAAAACCCAAACAAATCTAAAAGGTATATCGGTGAAGCAACCACGTATGTCAAGAACATGAATAAGTGGGAAGCGGCAAATGAGTTTGCGTTAGATCGTGGGTGGGAGTTTCAGATCTGGACTGAGAAGACATTGTTGTCTATGGGAATACTCAAAGAGTTCAAAAAAACAAAGAAACTAAAACCTTTGAAACCTTTTAGAAAAAAACCTAAAAAATAGTTATAAATAGTGTTATGTCTAATTTATTTGCCAAAGTAGAACAAGAAGCATTTCGTGCAGGGATTACCCCACGAACTCGGCAATCTCGTGAGTGGTTTCGTAGAAAACTATCAGCAATGGGTAAAGTCAACAGAAATAACCTAATGCGTGACGAACAACTAAACCTAGTCAACAAATCACAACCAATGATTGGTTCTATGAATATGTTCTTTTATGATCCAAAGCACAAAGATACATTGCCCTATTATGACAGGTTTCCTCTGTCAGTCATAGTAGGACCTGCATCTGGTGGGTTTTATGGATTGAATCTACACTACTTACCCCCAACACTCAGGGCAAAAATGTTGGACGCACTAATGGATGTAACTAGCAACAAAAAGTATGATGACAGTACAAGGTTTGAAATATCTTACAAACTGTTAAATGCCACTGCTAAGTTGAGATTTTTTAGACCATGTTACAAACATTATTTATTTGCACACGTAAAAAGTAGACTTGCGAGAGTATCTGCACCAGAATGGGAAATCGCAACTTTCTTACCAACTGCAGATTTTGAGGGAAGTAGAAGTAAAGTTTATTCAGATTCTAGGAGTATGATTTAATGGCAAGTGTTGACACGCTCAAAAGTTTGGCATCAGCAAAACTAGGATTCGCAAGAACGAATAGTTTCGTTGTGAACCTGCCCACATTGTTTGGTGCAAACAGTTTACTAAGTAGGATAGCAACACTTGGTGGAAATGAATTGAATATACTTTGTTCGAATGTGCAGTTGCCAGGTAAACAAATACTAACTCAAGATAGACGCATAGGCACAGAGTTTCAAAAGATTGCATATGGTTATGCAGTCGATGACGTATCTATGACCTTTTATGCTCTCAACGATTATGGGGTGAGAAAGTATTTTGATAACTGGATGGAGACAACAGTACAACAAGATACACATACAGTTGCTTACAAAAGCGACTATCAAAAAGATATAAGAATACACCAGTTAAGAAAACCAATAATAAATAAAAACATTGACGTAGGTCCTGTGGATATTAATATAGGATTAGGACAGGGAACTGTCTACTCAGTATTATTAGAAAATGCGTTTCCTACAACAATGGGTTCGATTGAACTAAACAATGAAGCGGATGGGTTGATACAAGTTACTGTTCAATTCTCATACACAAAATGGAAAGCGATTAATGATCCACAAGGATTCATCTCAGTGAGTGGTGGATTTGGATCTATATTATCTTAGGAGTTAAATTATGGCATTGCCAAAACTGAATGATATGCCGAAATATTCGGTGACTATACCATCATTAAATGAAGAGGTTAGAGTTAGACCTTTTGTAGTAAAAGAAGAAAAAGTTCTGTTGATTGCAATGGAGTCTAAAGACACAAAACAAGTTGCACACGCAATCATCGACACTATCTCATCTTGTATCCAAGATGATTTTGACGTAAAAAGATTAACATCTTATGATGTTGAATATTTGTTTACTCAGATACGAGGGAAGTCGGTAGGAGAAAAAACTAAAGTTGGAATAACATGTCCTGATTGCGAAACAGAAAATGACTTAGAAATAAATTTAAGTGATATAAAAATAGTTGGTGAAGTTCCAGATAGTAAACTAAAATTGAATGATGATATTACTCTTGAAATGAAATCACCAACATATCTACAGGTTGCAGAAAATGAAAAGATCATAGGAAAAAATGCAACCAGTATGGATCGTCTATTCGGACTAATAATAGCATCTATGGATGCAGTGATGACAGAAGACGAGAGAACAAGTTTTAGGGATGTTCCTTATGAGGAATCTGTAGAATTTTTAGAAAGCATGAACACAGCACAGTTTGCCAAGATTAGAGAATACATGGAAAGTCAACCGTCACTAAAACATGATATAGAATATGATTGTGGTGGATGTGGAAAACATCAAAAGTTAACACTGGAAGGAATGAATGATTTTTTTTAATTAGTCTATCTCATACTAGTTTGATGGTGCACTACAAAACTAACTTTGACCTAATGCAACATCATAAATATTCACTAAATGAGATAGACGAAATGATGCCGTGGGAAAAAGAAGTTTATGTTAACATGTTGATTGACTTTATCAAGGAAGAAGAATTGAGGATGCAAACACAAGGAAGATAAGATGGCAGAAGCAACTATAAGAGATCTTATAAAAGTCATACAAGCACAAGACCGAGCGTCTGAGGCACAGAACATGATGGGGTTGGCGGCAACAGATCGGGTTCGTGATGAAGTCGGTAAGTTGGGAAACTTATTTGTTAAATATTTTATTGCACAAAAAGCGGCAGAAGGTGACAAACTAGAGGCGCAAAGAGAAGCAAACGCAGAAACAAAAGCGAGTAAGCAAGGTGCCAGAGCAAAAAAAGGAGGAAAGGGATTTTCTCTATTTCCTATTGAGACGGTTGCTGATAGTATAAAAAGTCTATTACTAAAAATTCCTTCTTTGGTTTTACCAATAACAGGCGGCATTGCGGCAATAGGACTTGCCATCGCAGGTTTGAGAGGATGGGAACTTGGTGCCCTCAAATATATAACTGACTTGAAGAATTTTCCCACATCAGTTCAAAATGCTGTAAATTCTTTGAGAGTTGCCGCCCTAGGTATCTTTGGACTAAATGCGGCAGGTGAACTAGATGATGCAGGAAAAGCGGCAAATACAAATTCTGCCCCATCAATTCGCAAACAGATAGGGATGCGGATGAATGCTTTACGTATTCGTACTCTTGCAATGTTTGGATTAGGAGCAGACGGTAAAGTGATACCATTGAAAGGTGCAGATGATATACTTGATCCGAAGAATAATATAGTTGGCAGAGCATTTTTTAGAATCAAACAATTGTTAGATCCACTTATGAAAGTTACGACAGGTGTTGCTAAGTTTACTGGTGGTGTAGGAAAAGATCTATTTAATTTTATTGCTAAGTTTATTACGCCAGGTGCGGCAATATTTGGAACAGTACTGAAAAAGGTATTGTTTCCTATTGGTATCTTGATGTCTGCGTTTGATGGTGTAAAAGCATTCAATGAATCTGACGAAAAGGGATTTGCCAAAATCGGTGATGGCATAGGTGCCATGGTTGGTGATTTTATTGGTGCTCCATTTGATCTACTAAAGAGAGGTATTAGATGGTTATGGAATAATGCATTTGAACTAGAACCAGATGAGAACGGTAAAGTTAGTGATGCTAGTCTAGCAGGTAAAATATCTAATATGCTAGGAGAATTTTCTTTTGAAGAGGCAATATCCTCAGTTGTTGGATTTCCATTTAAAATTCTACAGGGAATGATAGATTTTGTTACAGACCCTGCCGCAAGAAAACGAATGATTGGTAGTGCAAAAGAAACTTTACAAGGTTGGGGAGAATCGTTCTCTCAAGCAATTGCAAACTTGGCACCTAGTATACAAGGATTTGCAGATGGTGTTAGAAAGACACTAAGGAAAATAGTTCCTGCAAAAGTATTTGCATTTTTATATCCAGAGGAAGCGGCAAGACTAGAAGCAATTGGTTCAAGTGGTGAAGCAGGTGAAGAGTATGCCAGATCTAGAATGGCAGAGCGTCAAATGACTGCAAAGAAAAATGCAACCTTGGCAGATCTTATGAAGTTTGATGTAAACGGTGACAGTTTTCTATCGCCCGAAGAAATAGAAGCGGCAGGTGGAACAGATTTTTTCTTGGGGAACACAGAACTAAGGGCAATGCTCAAAGCAAGAAGAAATTCATTGAGTCCTGGTATGTTGGGTGGTGCAGGAATATACGAAAACGCTTCATTCAGAGCAAGGGTTAATAGAGAGGGACTAGATCTTAGAATGAGAGATGCTGTAGGAAATGTTGCACCTTCAGCACCTGTAATAATTGAAGGGTCTAGATCTGTCAATAACCAAGGAATAGTTACTGGAGATCCAAGACCCTTCGATAGAGTTATTAGTGGATACTAGTCTTCGTTTGCCAGTTTAGCAAAGTAAGACATTGTATCATCATCATCCGTAGATGATACCACCTCTTCTTTAGTTATAGGTGGAACGGTTTCATAAGTAGGCGCAGGTGCAGGTTCATTCATCTGCATTTCCTGAGACATGGTAGGAGCACCCATACTTGTTTCTTCACCAAGAACACGCATCAACTTTGCTTTGAGTTCATCGTATGATTTGTAGTTCTTCGGATCAGTGAACTCTGAGATATCATGGAGTTGTTCTACGACAGGTTCTAGTTTACTATCGTCTCCACCATAAAGTTCAGACGGACTTGCAAACTCTGATTTGTCATAGTTGCGATATCCCTCAACGTTACGGATCTTCAATTTGAAGTCGGCACCACCCCACATATCAAATGGGTTTACTGGAGTTTCATCTGCAAACTCTGGTTGCATTGCGTCCATAATTTTATCATGGATTTTTTTACCAAACTTATACAGCATTACTTTACCTTCATTAGAAGGATTGCCAGGATCTTGAAGTACAAGAACATTTGTTACGTAGTGCAATCTACGTTTCTGTCTACGTGCAGTTTCTTTATCTGCATCGATACCAGAATTCCATAGACGTGAGTTCAACTCACCAACTGGATCTTGTTGACCAATTGATGTAAGTGAGTTTTCAATATACCATTGACCAGTAGGTCCTTTGAACCCATGATCCCAATAGCGAACCCAAGGTATATCGTCTGAGTTCTTTGCAGGAAGAAAACGTAATACCGCATAACCATTACCTGCCTTATCGACAGTTGGTTTCCAGATGCGGTCATCACCGTATGATTTCTTTTCTGAGGTTCCCTCTGTTGCGTTTGCCGCTTGCAGAAGTTTTGAAATTTGATCGCGATTGCGTTTCATTTTTTCTAATGACATCGTATTGTCCTTATTGCTGAATTGTTTACTGAATTATTATAACACATATTTACTGTAATGTCTAGTATTTATCATTCAAAAAATGCTGAGTCTATTGTGCTTACCTTTGGTAGAAAGTTCAAAGCAGTTGCTTCTGCCTCTAACTTACCTTTGATAATTGGGGAAACAAACTTGTGAACATCTTCTGGTTCTATATTGTTATCTTCACAAAGCAGAAGGATTGCTTCCATATACCCAATATCTTTATCATAAACTGTTTCTTCTACTAGACTTGAAAAAGTCTTCTTAGTTAGAAATTGTTCTTCTACAGTCATTATTATCCTTCCTATAATTTCTCTAATACCATGAAGTATGAATGATATACTCTGGCATGTTTCTGTTTTCTTTTCTTCTCTCCCTGCTTATCAGGGATAGACATTCTATGCTTCGCACCAAGTATAAAAAGATCCTTCAACCTAAACCAAGGTTGCATCCAGTTACTAACGTTGATGTGAGTTGAGTGCATTCTATGGTTGTGGATAATGTCTTGACATTTAAAAACCATGATGCCCTTCTTGCTTAAAACTCTTGCACACTCTTTCAGTGTGTCTTTGTAATGTTCTTCTAATTCGTTGTATGCCCAGTAACCACCGAAACGTTTTGCCATGACCATACTTCCATTTCCATTTCTACCACTTTTGACATATGTAAGAAATGGTGGGTCAAATACAACAGAAGATAAAGAACCATCC